AAGTCAACACCATCATTTTTTATTCTCGTTTCAACATCTTTTATTTTGTACATTTACACACCTCTTTATTTATATTTATCCCTTGTGAAGTAGATACCTTTTAAGCCGATTTGTTTATATAACTTAGCGATTGTACTTGCTTGATGTTGGCACCACTCTATAGCAGTAGCGTATTGGTGGGTAGCTGGATTCTTAGGATTCCATCTAATTCGGTACAATGTGTTTTGACCTTTATTGATGTAATCCTTTCTTACGAAGCTAGCACCGCCCATGATTGCTTTTGCTGGAGATGTCCAACCTTTATTTTTAGCAAACGTCATTGCATAATCAGGGTCGTTGTCGAATGCACCAATACCGAAGTAATTATATGCACCGTATCTACCATTAGCGAAGTTACTTGTTCCGTATCCACTTTCTAAGAAAGCGTGCGCGATCAAATAAATTTCGTTAATGTTGTTTTTCTTACAAGCTTCCGCGAATGCTTTGCCTTGTCCGTCGAGCGTTCCTTTTCCTTTAAGTATTTTGTTAAGCGCACTAACTGAAATGCCTTGATACTTGCCTAAATTAAGCATTTGATAGCATTGCGTGTTACTTTCCCATATTCGCTTAACATTCATTGCCGAGCTCGTTTGTGCTCGTGTTGCATTAGCCCAGCCCCATGTATGAGATTTTTTCGGGTTACCCCTAGACATTTGTCTATCCAGTGCTTGCTGGAATGTGAATGGACTTGTTTCAGTAACGATGCTTGGTTTTTCGTCTGATGGAGTAGGGCCTCGTGTGGACGCACTGTCAACTGATGTTTTATCACTAATTCTTATTGTTGTTTTTGTCGTTACTTCTTTTATATTTTCTCGTGTCAATATATCTCGTTTAATGTATGTCTCAAGCATTTTCTTTTTAACTTGCTCATACTTTGCGTTATCCGGTATACCTTGCTTAATCAAGTCGTAATTAATTAAATCTTTCATACTACGCCAAATATTAGGGTCTACCTTTAACGTCGTTTCAGATAAGTTTTTATCAATCCCTGACAATAACCAAACACCACGTATTAACGCTTGTATTTGATTCAATAAGAATTGTCGTTTGCTATCTGTTTGACCACCACATACTTCAATAACTAGCCAATTAGGGTGACGCGGGTCATCAAAATTGGTTGGTCTAGCAAGCCATGTAGCCTCTCTATCGACATATAAATGCGGTATTTCATAATCGCTTATAAACTTATTTCTTTGCGTATACAGTTCGTCTACAGAACGCATATGCATTGATTCTTTTATATATAATCCTTGAATATCTGAGCGTTCATCACCCATTACAACTATATGATCAATGAAGTGCTCTTCTTTATCTAAAACATTGCTGTAAGCAGTGTATTTTACTGTTTTAACTTCTTTAAATTGCGGTTTCTTCGCTTCGCCAGTAATTGTTGAGTCATTGGCTTTTGATGCTGAACTTGTATCAGTACTACTAGGTTTGCTAGTATCTTTTGAATATGGAGGTCTGACAAAGCCTGTAACACTTACATAAGGGTGTCTTACTAAACTTCCCGGAGAACCTGTCCAACTATTAGAATTAACCCAGTTTTGGTCAACGCTATAAAAATAACTTTTATTAGATGGTCCTACTACTATTGCGGTGTGTCCGTCCGAACCTATTCCGTTGCCAGGGTGCCAAACTGCGATGTCTCCAGGTTCCGGTACAAATCCAGATGAATAACGATAGAATCGGAAACCCTTAGGATATCTGTAATTAGCCATATCCTTAGCATTGCCCCATGTTACAAAACCCCAATATCTTTTAAAAATAAAGTTAGGTGTATCCCAACATTGACTGCCCCGATAATTATCTATATTAATCCTCTTACCAATATTCGACTTTGCCCACTCCACCACTTCACTAGCTGTAGGCTTTCTAGTCTTTGGGTTAGGTAATCCCATGTATGCACCTCATTTCAATCAAAATAAAAAGCCAGTGCCGAAGCACTGACTCTTAACTGTTATTTACATTTACCAAACCAGAAGCACGCCCAGAAGCTATATCCTAAAATCCCTTTAAGCATGGTAATCACCTCCTTTAAATACCAAAAATAGTTCTTAGTAAAGCTATGACAATCGTACTGAAGATAGTCCCTATCAAACCGAGAATCCACATTTTCATATCGCGTATATTTTTGTCGTTTTCTTTCTTATTTTTTTCGTCTATCTGTCTTTCCCTCTGGATAGCATCTAAAGTTTTATCTAATTTAATGTTAACTTGCTCTTGAGTTTTTTGACCTAATTTAATCTCATTGAGAGTGCTAAGCATTGTTTTATCATTCTCTTCTAATCTTCTAATTCGCCATTCATGTTCGTGCCGTTTGGTAAATCCAAACATTACGCCACCTACTTTGTGTTAAATTAAAAAGCCTCAAGCATTACACCTGTGACTTTTCATCTTTTGCCTCTGGATATTTTTCACCAGTGATCAATGCATATTCTTCTTTGTCGATTACACCCATGTCTACGTACCACTTAATTTGCTCATTTTTATAGCAACCCCACACATAAAAAGTTTTAATGTCTTTAAAAGTTGGATAAATCATCTTCATCATTTAAACGTCCCCCTCAGTATTTGTTTTGTTAGTTTTCAGTTCGGTCAACTGTTGTGTTAACATAGCGTTTTGTTGCGTCAATTGCATTGTCAACATGTTCACTTGCGTCATCTGCATTTGCATACTTGCAACCATTCCGCGAAGTTCCTCATCACTTAAATCTGACGCACTTTGTTGGTTTGATGCATTCGGTACGTCTTCTTTTTCGAAATTGCTATTGTATTTAATTTCGCCGTTAGTGAAAACAAACTTTCTAGGTTCGAACTCTTCTTTAAATTTAATAGGCACATTGTTATCATCTACATCTAAACTATTGCGTAAACCGCCAGTATTAACGTATCCGATAACTTCATTTTTATCATTTACTGTGATTTTCATTATTTCCACCCCATAATTTTAGTTATAGTAACTTTGTTGGCATTCGCTCCAGAACCTGTTTTACTGCCTAAATCAAGGTACACATCGTTATCGATTCTTAAAGTAGTGCTACTTGTTTTGGATAGTAAACACTCATAAATACCGCCACCGTTACCGTCTGAGTCAACTACATTCGCTTTACTTAATTGAATTGCATTAGGTAATGTGGTTAGTCCGAATCCCTCAATAACGCCACCTGGATAAGTTCCACTTACTAATAAAATAGAATAGTTTGTGTATGGTTCGGTTAAATTAATCCTTGTTCCTACACCGTTTGCAGCACCGTCGAATAACACGGCTGTTTTGTGTTCGTTAGGTGTAGCCCATTGTGAATCTAATCGACCATTGGTGATTGATCGTGTATAAACTTTTTTAGAGTTTGAAGGTGTGAAGTTAAATAGCTTGTTTGTATCATCTTTAACGAATACCGATAAATAACCCTCATAACTTTCAACGCTACCTGGTAAATCCGGCACTCTTGTTGCATAGTAATTACCAGCAGTTAAATATCCCAAATCGCCTTGCGTATTATTCAAGTTAACTTGTATTGATTGGCCATTCGCCTCTGTCATCTTATGTTGTTGCCAGCTCGTTGTTCCGAATTTATCATCTACATACTGCTTAGCTTGATTTAAAGCGTTGTTAGCCGTTTCTTCAACAAATTTCTTCGTTAATTCTTCGTCAACTTTTTTATAGAACTGATACCATGTGCCACCGATTTTATATTTTGTGTACTCATCATTTGAATCGTCTGGATACCATGTAGCACGAGCTGTACTGTCATCAACAACATAAACAACTAACAAGCCTGATTTCCCTAAAGTATTCGTAGTTGCTGAAACTTCAGAACCATCATCAACGCCATCTTCTTTAGGCGTCTCTAAAGTGCCTATATCTTTAAATGTTGGCGCATCTGTTGCGCTAGTGATATGAATAATCCTAGATGTGTTAATTGCGCTTAAAACGCTATCTATGGACTGTTCAGACGATTCAATTGCTTTACCGTAATCATCAGTAAGTTTAGACTTTTGCCAATTTGTTGTTGAATTACCTTTAACAAGGTCAGCGCCATTGATTTGTTGTTCAACTTCGTTAACACGTTCAAAAATCGCTTGCTCTTTTTCAACTATTTTATCGACTTCAGCTGTAACAGCTTGTGTTGCACTAGTTTGCGTCGCAGTAATAGCTTGTATAGCTTCGTTTTGCTTGATTTCGATTTGTTGAATGCCTTTTGTCGCACTATCATTCACTTTTGCTATTAACGTTTGTGTATCAGCCATATTTTGCTTTAATTGGTTAAAGTCTTTACCGACAGCTTCGATAGTATCTTGAATAGATTTGATATAAACAAGCTTTGTTATACCATCAAACCCACTAACTAAATCATTTTCAATATTGAAGCTAAATTGACGTTCAACAACAACATTATTACTCCCGTTTTGTGTAAAGAATGCCTGAGCATGCACCTTGCCTGAATGTTTTAAAAATTCATTCGGTATCACATACTGCAAACGCCCATTAATTGCGTCTACTATCGTTAATTCGTCTGAAATATAAGCGCCTCTATCTACGTTATAATCATCGGTTTTTAACACGATAGATGTCTTAACATGTTCAGAACTTATAGATAACGGTCTGTTATTCTTAGTTACTGCAAAATTTAAAACACCAGTTCCTCTATCTGATTCATAGAAACTGATGTTTGTGTCAATAATTGGATTATATTGTGATGTTGTTTGTAACTCGATTAAGTTATCATCTTTTGAAAAATTATCTACTACCATTATTCAACCTCCTTACCTTCTATTATGCTCCAACCACTATTACCACCAGTACCAAAGTTTCTAACGAAAAACTGGTGAGCAGAAGCAAAGTTATTACGTCTTAGCACTTGTGTTGTGTTACCTGGTGTATTCGATTTTACTTCTAATATCCAACCTGCAATACCTTTAAAGTCTTTAGGAAAATCAGTAAATCGTTTTGATTCTTCAGTAGTGATATAGAAATCTAAACCAACGATTTTTAAATCTGATAATTTTGTAATACTCTTAGGGATATGTTCCCAATAACCGGCGTTTTGCGGACAGAAATTCCATGCTCCGTTGTTTTTCTTATTGAAAATGTCAATGACACGTTCAAATTTAAGCATATTTCTACCTGTGCTGTTTCTGGTAAGTACTTGTCTTAGAGCACCATTATAGTGTCCAGGCAGTACATCAAAGAACCAACCTGCATCTCTAAACGCTTTCGGTAACGGGAAATCTAACGCATTTTGTGTGTCTTGCGTATAGATATAGTAATGACCAACTTCCGTAATATCACTTAGATATGCTGGGTTCTGTATTGGTAACGGTTTAACACGTCCGCCTGAATCAGTCATCGATACTTGAGGTGCAATGTTTTTTAAGAATTGGTTAACACCTCTTTGGCCGATGGAATAAATTGAGTGATGTCTGTTGTTACCAGGTCCAATAGTTACCCCTATTAAAAGCGCTTTGCGTCCTGTTTCTAGATCGTAATACATATCTAGACCCTCAGCTTCTTGGAAGTCTCCTTTAAAGTTATTATTCACACCGCCAATATCGATACGTCGTTTAAATAACAATTCTTTTGTTTTTATATCGAAACCTTGTAAGTAGTTAGGGTTGGCTGTATTTGAATCACCTGTATACCAATATAAGATACCTGCATCATAAGTGATACCTTGCATAGGTTGTGTATCTGAAGTGTATTCCATAGGTATATCCATTTGATACAATACTTTGTCTATACCTTTATCAATATCGTCAGCACTTCTAACCTCAACAAAGTTCAACGAATTCTTAAGTTGTCTTTCAGTGGGTTTATATTCACGTCTAAAAATCATTAAATTTTCTACCGGATTATAAATCGCTGACGTATATCTGTCGTTAAATATATTCGGCATGACATCTTGCATTTCATTACCATAAGTTATTTCTCCAGTTCTATATTGGAAACGTACAAACTTGTTGTTTTTGTTGCTGTCCAATACAGCTGAATAAATCCATAATTCTCCATCAATGTATCTATACGCATTGTGTGTACCGTGACCGCCGTTTTTAACAAGCAATCTATCAATAAATTGTCCGTTGGGCTTCAATCTAGATAACATGTAATGATTACCTGGACGAGCTTGCGTCATATAAATAATTTTCGTTCTAGGGTCTACCCAAAATGATTGCATTACTGCATTTGTATATGGCGATAAATCAGTGATAAATTCCGGTTCTTGCTCTTTTGGTTCGAATCGGTATTCTGTCGCTCGATATTCTTTATAGTGTTCATCTACAGCTTTCTCAACCTTTTTAGTGAAAGCATCTAGTGTTGAATAATCATGATACAAACGATCTTGCAATGTCTTATGACCATAACCTGTATTATCAATACGCGCGTCTTTTACTTCATTGATACCGTCGCCGTTATGGCCTAGAATCATATTGCTAAAACGGCCATTTAAATACGTTAAATAATCTTCAACACTGTCATTCAAGTATTTAATTTGTTTCGCTGAGTGTGCGTATATTTCTTCTTTTTGATGGTATATAAACATTTTCTCAAGTTTGCTCATACCTTCATCTAACAAGCGATAGTTATACTCATGTTGAGCAACTATTTTCCGACCTGTCATTGAATGTAAACTTGTAATTAATCCGTAAGCCATTGGTTGCCTCCTTTAGTCGTAAAAACTGTAATAATCCTTGATTAACTCGTACATAATAACCTCGTGACCTTTTTCGTTAGGGTGTAAGCCGTCCTCCATGCTCGCTTTCCTAAAAGCTGGATTGTATGGCTTAAAGTAATCTGTGTGATATGCGTCAAACACTGGTACATCTAACTCACTACAAGCTAATATTTGAGCGTTTACATAGTCCTCAAGTGTTAACCCTAGTTTGTTTTTGTCCGTGTCTTTACGGCGTATCGTTGTGCCACGCATAGGACATTGTTTAGTAGCTGTCATTACTAGTATTTTTGAATCTGGGTTATTTTTTCGTATAACTTCAATTGCAGAACAAAAGGCACCATAAAACGTTTTAGTGTCCGTTTTATCAGTGCCTATCGGTACGCCTGCCCAATAACCGTGTAACCAGTCATCATCAGTGCCTTGTAATATGATTAAGTCGCCTCTAATTTGTTCTGCTTGTCTATAAATACTATTTTCAACGTTGTTTGTATCTGTAACAGTTGCCATAGTTGCGCCACCTTTTGCAAGGTTGGTCGTTTTCGCTTTTAATTTCTTGCCTAACATTTCTGTGAAATTAGTTTTTGCATGAGACCCTCTAGCTACAGAATCGCCAATCGTTCCAATAGATTTGATATTTCTTATACTTGATTGACTCGTAAAGTCGTACATGATCGTGCCATTCGCAGTTGTAACTGTTTTAGTACTCATCTTATCGACTTTTGCGTTTATTTTTTCATTCTGCTTAACTAACTCATTATTTATAGATAAACTAGCGTTGACTTTAGCGTTTAGTTCTCTCAAGTACTTAGCTGGGTCTGACTTAGTTGTTTTTACATTCTTAACGTAGTTCGTAGCTTCATGGATAGCTTTTCTATATCTGTCACGCATTGTAAAATCGCCTAATACTACATCTTGTTTGATGATGTTGTTATATGCATCTCTATGTGTAGTAATCTCGACTATTCTTACTAAGTCGTTATAGCCTATAGTTGGTTCGGCCACTCTTACGACATCGCCAATTCTAGGATTAGCCTCTGGAAAATGCTCAGGCTGTGCTACGAAGTCCAAAGAAATAGAAGCAGTGACACTTTTCTTTATCACTAGCTCCATTGATTTTTTTAAAACATCCTCTTTTTTTATACGTCCATCTATTAACGGAGGCGCTTCCCTTTTCCCAATCAGTTGTGCTAATGGGTGTGTGAATTCGAATTGTAATCCAGCCTCTGTAAAAGTTTGTTGACCGTCAAAGTCGCCATAACCTCTTATATATGTGTAGCATTTAGAAGCATCTTCTTGAATCTTGACATTATCAGCATTTACACCTGATTTGATGTAGTAACCTGCTACTTTAGATAATTCATCGTACAAGTGAAACGTCTTAGTTTTAGCTTCATATTCATATTCGAGATGATAACGTTCAAGCCCTTTTTTGAATATCTCAAGCCTTGTGTCTCCCTTACCTAATCCCTCGAATTTTGACGCGTCAACCTTAGTATGCAATACGTACTTATAACTAGTTCCTTTAAATACAGTGTTAAAAAATTCTACGCCTGTGAAACTTTCGTTATATTCTTGGTAAATCCTAGAATTGTTTAGATCGTCTAATTCTTTTTGTCTCGCTTTGATACTAAGTTTGATTTTGTTTCCGATTGTTGATTTATCAAGCATTACTATTACATATTCGTTGAGGTCATCTTCCCCTTTTATATTTGTGATAGTCCACATCTTTGTAATAGCGCCGATTGCGTCGAAAGTGCTAGCATTTTCTATCATATCAATGTCTAACGTGCTATCTTCATTCAATTTTTCATTTAATTTTGTATTAACATAAATCGCATGACCGACGCCTTGCAAACTTTTTAATAATACCGGCATATGCTACTCCTTATCTGTAATATAATTTGTGTCTAAAGACTATCTTTTTCATAAGTCTGTTGGCTTTAAAATGATTCCAACCGGGATACAACACCGGTTGTTCTAACGTCTTGTTGTATAGGTCAATATTTAAATTGTCTTTATATGTGTGCTTGTTATCAAAAATGATTTTATCGCCTGCTTTTAAATCGACATCTTTAATTACTGAGATATTTCCTTTATCCATATAGAAAGTGAAACCGTCTTTATCATCAGCTTTAACATCTTCGGCTAATTCAATTTCAACTACATTGAATTGGTTGAACTGCGTTAATGCTACATCTCCGTTGTAATAAACATCTCCAGAACTCGTATTATAGAATGTCATTTGTCTACTTCTATCATTTTCATTTAGCGCTATTCTGTCCGGTACTGACCATTTTTCTAAATCGTTATCACTTTCTAAATCAGTGCTATAGCCGATACTTTCAAAGAACGGCAATTCTGTCGTCTCAAAGGTCAACGTGATTTCTCCTGATGTCTTAGTTGTGTCAAAAGATACTTCGCTAACTAATCCAACAAATAGTTGTCTACCATCAACATAATCTAATTCAAATTCTTGTTCTAATGGTTCGAACATATTTTCAAATTTGATAGTGTTATCCGGCGTTGCCAATTCTCTTAGGTAAAAGCGACCATAAAACAATGTTTGAATGTCTGATTTAAGATGTGAGGCATAAGCAATTTTAGGTACTTCATACCTCAACCTTAATTCAACTTTTTTATATTCCTCTTTAGCGTAATTGTGAAAACGTCCATCAACACCATCTAAAGGCGAATAATTCCTTTTGTAACCCGAACCGATAACGTTGTAATCAAGCACTCTTAAGTGTTTGTAAGTGTGAGGATTGTCACTGACACGATACTTCACACCATTTTTAATAATTTCTACATCATGGGCTATCAATAAACAAACCTCCCTTACATTAAGTTGAAACTACCATCTTTTGCATCCATATCGTCAATGTGAGATTTAATCATGTTTAGATCGCCCTCGTTTCTAACAGTTACATTAACAATAGGTCTGTTATTTTCTTTCATGCTATGTTGCACATCGTTTGTCATATGGCCGTCAACGCTTGGTGTTAAACTGTCGTTGAATCCATCTGTCAACGTTGAACCTAACTCACTTGTGAACGTTTTACCGAAGCTAGTAGCCATTACTTTAGCTTGTGATACCGCTAAACCTTTACCTAAACCGCTACCTCCACCGTGTCCACTTACGAATGAAGTTACTGAGTCCCACGCTGATGAAATCGCATCGCCTACCGCACTGACTACTTTGTGCGCAGCGTTAGCTACACCCTCAGCTACTTTGCCTATTAATTCTGCTCCGGCATTTAAAAAATCGCTGAAAAAGCTTTTAATCTTATCAAGCGCGTTTTTCATGCCGTCGCCTACATTTGAGACAACTCTTTTAAATCCATCAGCTACTTTACTTGCGAAACTTGTAACAGTATTCCAAATATTAGAAACCCATTCAGAACCTTTTGTGATAATAAAGTTTAGTGCTTGTCCCATTTTTTCGGCCACACTCGAAGCAACACGACTAAACCAACTTGTAACACTGTTCCAAATACTGCTAACAAAATTAGTGATTGTACTCCATATCTGCGACCAACTTGTACCAAACATAGAAAGTGTTCGATTCATTACGCCAGTTAAAAAGCCGATGATTGACTCCCAAACTGATTGCATGTATTGCCAAATCGTATCAAGTACATTGGTAACCGTAGTTTTAATAGTCTCCCAAGCACCTGAGAAGTCGCCAGTAAGCAACTGAATTAAAGCAGTGAATAAACCTACTATGATTTGGACTGCCACGGATATCACTGTTCCTATGGCTTGGAATGCAATTGTAATTAACGTCCACAAACCCTGTATGATATTCATAACGTTTGTGATGATACCTATTACCAAAACACCTAAAACTTGCATGAATATTTGCCCTAAAACTTGCAATATAGGCATTATCGGTTGTAAGGTAGATTGGATTTTGCCCCACAATTCAGTTAACCAGCCAACTACACCTTGAATCGCACCAGAAACCGCCGTTTTAACACCGTTCCACGCTTCAGTAATAGTGTTTCTGAAATTCTCGTTTGTTTTCCATAAATAAACTAGGACACCGATAAATGCGCCAATTACTGCAATTACCGCTAAAATAGGTGCTGAAATCGTTCCAAAAACACCTGTTAATGCTTCCAAAGCTCCAGTAACTAAACTTGATGTTCTAACGAATTCTAAAATCTTTTCGACGACACTGAATAAACTCAAGCCAAACACATTTGTAAGCACACTACTTATAGCAACAATCGGAGCCATTAAAGCCCAAAATACACCACCTAAAATACCCATAACACCAGCAACTTGTGCTATAGCTGGGTGTGTCTCGAATAGCTTAGCGATAAAACCAGCTAGATTAGTGATAAAGTCTAACAATTTACTAGCTATAGGAGCCATTGCAGTGCCAAATGCTACTAATGCTTTTACGATATTACCGATTAACTGCATAATAGTAGGACCATTCTCTTGAACGTAACTGATAAAGTCTTTGAACCCTTGTGATTGTCCTACTTGTTCTGACCATGCTCTGAATTGAGAAGTTAATTTAACTAACCAATCAAAAATATTAGAACTGTTTTGAGCAAAAGCAATCATTAAATTACCAATACCAGCAAATACATTGCTAAATATCTGGCCAATCTTAGGTAAATTAGTGGTAGTATAGTCAATAAACGCTTTAATAGCATTCTGACCAGCTACACTATTAGCCCAATTTTGGAAAGCTATAGACATGTTCTGTAGTCCTTGAGACACAAATTTGAACAACGGCATTAATTGAGTGAAAATGTTAACTAATCCGTCGCCAAATCGTCCTGCAGCGTTCAATAAATCTCCGAAGATTGCACCACCTATGCTATTCAATGCTTCAAACGCTTTCTTAGCCGTTTCAGAATGTTTAACCCAATCCTCAAACTCGCGCGCGTTCGCTTCTACCAGCATAGATACTTCGGATAAGAAAGGTTTTAATTGCGACATCGCACTTGTAACGCCTCTGATACCCGCTGACATCGCATTAAAGATACTTGCTTGATTCTCTTTTACAATGCCTTGCCATGTAGTTTTTAACTGATCGCTTGCATCTCTAAAGTTTTGAACTTCTTTTGTTACTGCTAATGTTCCATCTTTTACCATTTTTAGTGCAGTAATAGCCATTGCGCCGAAACCAACCGCTCCAACACCTGCTACAGAGAATGCACCAGCTAAACCAACGACGCCACCACCTAATACACCAACGGCATTAAGTACCGCCATAATAGCCGGAACTAATCCAGCAATTACTGGTATTAACGCTTGTATACTAGCAATCATTAAACCTTTGACTTGTTGTGCGAAGATAGTACCGAAAGTTCTAATATTTGATGCGATGCCATCCATTGTTGATTGATACTGATCTAACGCTCTTTTACCAGCAGTCAACGCTACTTGCATTTTCGTCATTCCAGTTGTATCAAAATCTAATTTAACAGTGTGTTTGCGCCAACCAGCTAACATTGCTTTAGAAGTCGCAACATTTCTTTTTAATCCGCTTGCGTCGCCATCAATTTCAACTTTTTTACGTCTGATATTCGATAGTTCTACTTTAACAAACGATATGACTTGTTTCACTTTGCTAGCATCTGCATCGATATTAACTTTATGTTCTCGCCATCGCTGAGCCATCGATTTAGCTCGCGTTAACTCTCTTTGGTAATCTCTTATGTTAGCTGTAACTTCTGTCTTGATTTCGTCCGGTATATCAGTTTTAGCCATACGTTGAGCAGTTCTCATATTCCTTTTAAAATCACTGATTATAGCTGTAATACGAGCTAGAAAATTCTTTTCCATGCCTAACCTCCTTTATGACTTGTTTTTAAGCTGTTAAGGAACTTGCGAGTCCCTTGTTTTTGTATTTCTCTTTTACGTTTGTTTTTAGCTAGCTCACGCTGTTTCATTTTTTCATATTCGTCTTCTTGACCACGAATAATATAATGTTCTCTTTCGTTCTGCCTAACAAAACGTTTTAGTGATTTACCAGCTTGAGCGACCGCATTATATTGAGCGCCGTACAACGCGATGTCCCTTTGGTCAATCAATGCTTGTCTAGCGCCAATAATCCAGTCATTCCATTCGGCAGGTAGCATGCTCATTAGCTCGTCATTACTCATATAACCTATGTAACGACTTGTCATCTGCCTTATTTCCGAATAGTCTAATAAGGTGCTACGGTCATGATTTCTTTGTAGTTGTTCTTCATCATCTCGATACCAGCTTTCGCGCCCTCTTTCTCGTCTTCTTTGGCTAACGATGGCGCTTGGTTCATCTGTGTCCAGAATAGACGTGATTTCTGCTTGAAAAAACCACTATTATTCATTACGTCCAACGCACCTTGTAATAGATTTAACGTGTCGTTTTCTCTTTCGATGATTTCCATGATTTCCGCTTCAATATCTTCTCTTTTAGGTGCGCTTTTACCTAGATAAGCTGTTGCGCATTCCCAAAAGTCTACAATTGCCACTGTGTCACGCTCTAATAAAGCGTTATAAACATTAGTAAATCCTGAGGTTTTTTGTTTTCTACCTTTGTTATCTTCTTGTTCAGTTGCAAATTTTTTAGCGGTTTTATCGAACATAAATGTTGCTTTTGCTTTCACTTCTTCATTGTTAATCGTTAATGATGTAATTGGATTAAAAGTTGTTTCAGTCATATTAAATACCTCGTTTATCGTTATTTTGTACAAAAAAATAGAGGGCTTATGCCCTCGTTAATTACATACTTAAATCGCTACTGCCAGCAGTTGTTTTTTTAGTTCGGTTTTCATAACTATCTTCGTAAGCGTTCATGTCTTCGAATTCAACAACTGGAGCCAATGCGCTAGGGTTAAGCCATTCTTTTGGTAAATCGTTGATTGTACCGTCTGCACTATTGAACTTAACTTTCGCTGTGATTTCGATTTTGTTATCTTCGTCATCAAATGACCATTCGTGCTCTTCGATAACTACATATGCGAATACACCGTGATGTTTGCCATCGCGTTTTTTAGTTTCCCAAATCCAAACACGTAATTGTTTGAATTGCTTAACCGATTCTTTTAATGCTAATTGACCTTTATCTCCCGGAACGACATCAAGCGTTAACTTGATTTCTTCTTCGACAGAGTTACGGCTATAATCTTTCTTACCGCCTTGAATGATTTCAGCAAGGTCATTACTGATAATGTGCCCACCCTCTGCTAAACTACCTAAAAGCGTTGCTTCTTCGATAGTTAGCTTCTTAGCTAAATCTTTATCAGCGATTTGGAGAGCGACAATATATTTATCCTGCGCCATTCGTTACACTCCTTTGTAATGTGTTATGTCTGTATTTAAAAACAAGCCGAATGATACCGTGTTTAGTGTACTGATCTATGTCAGTAATAACTTCTTGTGTATCAATCCGACTTTTAATGAATGAATAATAATCAATTTCGATTTCGTTATTTAAGACGAAGCCTAAAAATTGAATTATTTGTGATGCCTCATCTCTATTACGCGCTTGACTATAAACATGCAATGTGATGCCGACATCTTCGACCATGCTCGTGGTCGTTTCTTTGTTAGTGACGTTTGTTTCACCCACAACGATATATGGGTAAACAGCGTCTTTTTGAACGCAATCAAAAACCCTACCGTCCAATTGTTTTTGGATAATAGGGTTACTTTTTAATTTGTTATATACTTTGTTAAATAAGTACCGTTCAACTGATACCCACATATCTTAACCACCTCACGAAAAATACTTATTAAAGAATGCTCGCCCAGCGTCTATTGCCGGCTCCCAAAAAGGTTGAGCATGTTGTCCTTTAGTAGTGTGCCACTTACCGTTTGCATCCTTGTATGACCACGGTATCTTTTTCGCTCTACTACCTCCAGCGCCTGTTGAATATATACCAGTACCATAATTGACATATATTGCGTATTCACTACCAATATTAATAACACCAGTAAAACCGCCGTCTTTAAAGTCCATTGTTACACTTTCTCTAAGATATCCGGTATCAACTGGCATTAATGAAATGATTGTATTGTGAATCTTAGCAGTAGTCTTTGCTATACCTCGTTTGACCCATCGCTCCATGTCTCGCTCGTAATTTTCCAACTCTTTTACTAAGTCCCAATTACCATACTTAACCTTTGCCAATAGATCGCACCCTCAATCTAGTTAAATTGATTTCATGTTGTCCGCCTTGGTCGACCGGTTCGCCTACAACTTCGTACGTTTTACCCTCGTAATTAAATAAAGTTTTGTTTGTTATTGGTATGTGATACGGCGTATATAGGTTACGGTCGAAGTCTTTGCTCATTTGATGAAATTTGAGTGTCTCGCTTGATGTAGGCGTATCCATAAATCCTTTAATTGTTTCGTTACTTTTAAAACGCTCGTATTCTTTAGGAAATGTTCCTGCAACTTCAACCTCTCCAATTTCAATTGTGTGCGGAAACTCATCAAACGGATTAAACATATCGCTTACCCCAACTTAACTTACGATAAGGCATTAGATAAGCATAAGCACTACTAGGTATGTCAGTTACATAGGTATAACTCACGTTGCCCATCGTGCGCGCTGAGATATTGCCAGTTGTACCAAACTTGATACATTCAGCAATAAACTTCTTAACACCCGACGGCACTTCTTTGTCATCAAACTTCTGATTACAATAATCTTCTGCAACACCTTTATATTCTTCAATAAGATATTCGATCTGCTCATCGTTAGACGAATCATTGAGTGAAAGTCCATTAATCATTTTGACGTCTTTTGCGTCCATTACTTAACACCCTCTAAAGCTTTGATAAGCTCATCTTTTTTCATATCGCTATAGCCTTTAATTTCACGCTTTTTAGCAAGTTCTTTTAATTCTGCTACTTTCATATCAGATAAACTTTTTTGCTCGTCAGCGCTCGCCTCAGACTGTTCTGTTGTATCGTCTTCAACAAGTTTGATAGCGATTAAGTTACGGCGGTTGTTTGTTGTAGATAATTCAGTGAACCGTTCTTCTGATACTTCTAACCCATCACGTGGGTAAATGTCTCCCACTTGATATTCATGTCCATTGTCTTGTGCATCTTCAAAACGTTCGATTACTTTATACATACGTCACTACCTCCTATTACATTTCTAAGCTTCCAGAACCTTTAGTGATTTTCACTGCTTTAGATTCATCATATAAATATGCTACATAGTGCTTATCACTGTATAATGCAGTTGTTTTTGTTGATGCGTCACGCGCTACTTCTAAGAAGAAATCACGTTTCAAGATTAATTTAACTGCACCTTTTTTAGCTAAAATAGCTGTGCCAGCTTCTAACTTATTAGTACGTACAATGATAGCACCTAGAGCTTCGCCAAACGCACCTTTAACGATGATGTCATCGCCTAATTCGGTTGCACGTGTAAAGTTAGTTGATGCATCTCCGCGTAACTTACCAGCATCAAGTGGATTAACAAATAAAACCATTGGTTCTAAGTCTTCATCGTTAAATTTGTCGATTGCTGATTGTAAGCCGTTTAACTTAGTGATGTCCGCATTAACAGTAAGTTTAGCTCCCATTAAAGCCTCTAATACGTCATTGTCAACTTTGTTAGCATGTGCTAAACCGTGTTGACGTACTTGTTCGCCTTGAGGGTCTCCGTAACCACTTAATAAAGCCTCATCTGTGATAGATGTACCTTTAGCAATTTTACGGATTTTAGCCTCACGTTTTTTAGTTTCTAAGATGTCAGTAGGGATTTTTTCGCCCTCTGCAACTACTTGTGCATCTCCGCTATAAACGAATGCTGGGAATGTCAAAGTGTCTCCCGGTTGTCCTTGTAATGTGCTATCTACTTCTGCAAATGAAGCGAAACGCAATTTCTTTTCGAGTTGCGCTTGCATCATAGGCGCTAGTACTTCTGGAATGATTTGATTACTTGTTTTAGTAACTCCTTGTGGCATGTTTATACCTCTTTCTTTGTTTAATTTTGATTAACTAGTTTTTCGAATGTCTCACGATCGTTCAAATACAATTCGTTACGTTCAGCGACACTCATGTTGTCAAACTTTTCTTTCGTTACACTTGAGTCCGGATTACCTCCGCCTTGTGGTGTTTTACCTACAGGCTTAGACGACGCAAATAAATAAGGTTTAGACTCTTTAAGCGTTTCAATCGCTTTGTCTAAACCTTTTACAGTGCCGTCGTCTACTAATTCCAGTTCATCTTTATTGATGAATGCTAGAATGTCGTTAGCGTCATTTGCTTCTTTAGCAACCGCTAACTTAACTGCGTTATTAAGTTGTGTTTCTTTATACTTTGTCTCCAACTCTGAATTTTGATTCTTTAATTCTTCGAGTTCTTTTTGAATCTCGCTATCATCTTTAACAGAGTCTTGCAATTTGACAATTTGTTCATCACGTTTAGAAATCTCTTCTTTCAACTCTTCAATTTCGGTATTCTTGTCGTTCAGTCTCGAACGTGGTACCATTCCCGATTTTGATTCGTCAATCGCATCAATTACCTTCTGCTTGTCGATTTCTCCGTCTTTAAATTGTCCTAACAATGTGTATAAATCCATTTAAACTACTCCTTTTTACGAGTTTTACGTGCAACGCCACGAAGAATTTTGGTATAAAAAGAAGCAGTTTAACGACATGCTAAGGTCGAGTAGTAAACTACTTTCTTTTACGTTTATATTTCTCCCACTCACGATAAGTCATTTGTGGTATTACTTCGGTTGTGCCATCATCTTTACGTACTCTTGTTGTACTAGGCAAATCATTTTCGTCAATGTAATACATAAGCTTACAACGACAGTTGATGTTTTCTTTTGCACTATTCACACCAACGAACAACTTAGGTGCTTGTCCAATGCAACCACTCGACTTGAACGGTTCGTCTATTCTCTTCTTAGCACCGTCTAGATGCCTGTGTGTGTCTCTTGTACGTGTATCTTTAGTAGCTTGCCAATACTTATACATCTGTAAGCCATTCTTTTGAGCTACCAATGCACTATCAAGTCCAGCTTGTGACATCGCTCTACCCGCTTCTGTACGAGCTACACGCAACGATTGAGCTTTAGACATGCCAATATCATCACGGATTGCTTTCGCTATTTTAGAGTAGCCCTCTCCGCTCATAATGCCTTGTGTGATATGTAAGCGTATCTTTTTCAGCACTTCATCACGATGCTTCTGTAGCGTCGGTACTAATCGAATGAACTCAATAGGTTGTTCAATAGCTGATGTGATAACTTCTTTGCTAGGAACATCAAACTGCATAGATGTTTGACTCACCGTCTCATATAAATAAAGGCTCATAAGGAACTTTTCTATATAAGCATCTTCCTGCGACTTCTGAATCATCTTAGCTATTTGCCTGTAATCATCAGTCAGCATAGTACCTATACGAGTTAACTCCTTATTGAGCCTGTTATATTTATTAAATTCAGTCCATGTAACATACACATCATCACTTTGATACTTCTCAAACATATCTGCGATGATTTGTTTTATCTCTTTAAGTCGATTAGCAAATAGTTGTTCTATAGGCTTCTCAGCTTTAGAGATTAGACTGTCGATATACTCATCAATATCATTCTGATTCTTTATTGTTAGATCTTTCTTGTTGTTGGGCACCGTCAGCACCTCCGTCATCTAAATTAGGCAGTTGCTTGTTGTACTCCATTTGTTCTTGCTCTATTCGTTCGAGTTCTGCTTGTAAATCTTCGACAAACGGGTGATTTTCCAATACAGTTTCATGGCTTACAATTCCCATAGATTGCTGAGCTGTTTGTACTTGTAATTCTGTGTTCGCTACTTTGTTGTAGTTGAAACTAATATCGACATCATTATGTTCTCCTTTGATGTCGAAGTGCTCAAACACAAACCAAAGTAACTCCTGTATAGCAACTTTAGCTTTACGCGCTAACTTATCCGCTTTCAAGTTTAAGTTAGTATATAAAAACTCTAACGCAACCCCACTTGGAGCAGAACCGAATTTATCAGAACTAAAGTCAACCGCTTGACCAAACAACATTATTTTTTGATATAACTCATCTAAATACTTCTTACTGTTTTCAACTGGTACTTCTACCTGTATTGTGTCGACACCCCCGTTATCTGATACTTTTATCGCACCGTAATAACGTAGTAACCGTTTAAATTCTGGTAACTCTTGGTCATCGTAGTTCTTCAATACATACGTTAATTCGTTTGAATCTTTAAAAGTATTGGATAAATCAGATAATCGCCTGTTATACGCATCAATCAATGTTTTATACATAAATATGTCTGATATTTCTAAGTCGTTATTTTTGAATGGAATAAATGGAATCTTACCCCACGACCCTGTACTAAAATGCGTTTTTGAATTCTCCAAATTGTTAGAGTAATCCGGAATAAGCGAGCCATTTTCATAAACGTAGTAATTAACCGTTACTTTGTCCCAGTATTCAACTTTAGTTTCATTTTCCAATTTATACATCCTGATAAACGCCTCTAATTCTTCGTGCTCTTTATCAGTCCATATAGGAATACCTTGTTCTGCTGGTACTCTAAATAACTTAAATTCTCCCTCTTCATCAAGGTAAGGATGCAACCATTCAATACCTTTATTGCTGGCTCCTGTTAGTACACTGTGTAACTTATCATCGAATCTATTGCCCAAAACTTCATCAATACGTTTAACTACTTCATCATCTGTATGTTTAAAAGCGATAGGCTTACCTACAATATAAGAAACTTTTTGATCTACTAGGTTAGCATGGAAGTTGGTAATCATTCTGTCATCTGGTTTCAATGGGTCAACTGCTCCTGTAGCATCAACTGGCTTAGGTTCCTTAACAATATCAGGACGTTGCTCATAATATTCTTGACCGATTGAGATTTCAGGTAACTTCTCCAAATGTTGTTTTATATATCTGACAATCATTTCTTCCAGTGTTTCTGGCTTATTGTTAGTCCTCACAATAGCATCAAATATTTCTGTTTGTGTTGGTTGGCTAGGGTACAAAATATTACCTCCTTTAATTAAAGCCTGTGCCACTTGGCTTATTAGCTGTATAAACTGCATATCTTAACGCATCTAATGTGTCATCGTTTAATTTAACTGGTTCGTCTGCATTATCTTTCCAAACGTAGTTGTATATTTCTTCTTTAAACAAACTAACTTTTTCTTTGATAATGAATATTTTATTTAACTTGAATAACCTAGAAATAACTTCAATGCCAGCAATAACAGCTTTGTCAGCATATCTTGCTTTTATCTTCTCTCTTCTAAATCGTTCAATATGTTCAGGTCTAGCTGTATCACAATAAAAAAGAATATCGCCATGCCTTTTTATAACTCCTTTTGCAATAGCTACCCAGTCATCTATTTCTTTATGTCTGTGTGCGTGTTCTTCAATAACGTACTTGTTTCCGTCGAAGTCTTCCGCTACAACCATAATAGAACCATAATGCTCATATCCCCAGTCGACGCCTGCATATTTCCTTTTTATTTGTTTAGTTTTAAATTCTTCTTCTGTGATGTAATGAACTTTTTCTTTGAAATCTTTATATACAACACCCTCAGCAGAAACCCACTTACCATAAATGTCACGATCTGTGAACATTCCTGTTGGTGTACTCGCTATAATCGATTCAATATATTCTTCATCTAAAAATGTATTGTCGAACAAAGTAAATTGAAATGCTTTGATATTTAGTCTTCCATTCGATAATCGTTGACCACTCTTATCAATGTAATCTTTTTTAACTGGATGCATTGGGTTTTCGGGGTTTGTATCAATTAATATTCTCGCGCCTTTGTAACTACAACGTGAGAACACTTCTTTAATAAACATATTGTGTAATGCTGTTCCCTCATTTAAAAAAGCACCTGCTGAAGTAAAACCACGCGCTTTTTTCCATGCATCCGAGTTTTGTCCGTCGAATACATACACTTTATTACCGAATATTTTGACTGCGTTAGATTTGTCGAGTGTTAACTCTCTACCTAGTATTAACTCCATATCATCTAGTATGTTACGTCTTATAGATGCTTGTGTTGCTCCTCCAATAATGAAGTTAAGCCCCTTGTCTTTATAAGTAGCTATATGCATTAAAAAAAGCAGGATGAACACATATGTTTTACCTGCCCTTTTTGCACCACTCGCTATTAATACTTTGGGTTTATCGTTTATAAAGCAGTTCCAGACTTCTTGTTGTTTCGGGTTTAACATTTCATTAATCATTATTAACACCCGCTAACTTAATAAGTGCTTTAGCAACTTCTGCTTCTTGTGAATTATTTTCTGATTTATCCATTTGGTCAATTTTTTTCTCAAGCATCTTGATTTCAGTTTCAATCTTTTTGTTAGTCAGAACTTCATTTCCTAACGTCATTCTATTCATGCCGTCCAAACTAGCGAGGAATGCATCAGCTGTCGCTTTCTTTACTCCCTCTATTTCAATGTCATTCTTAGCTACATTCTTTAACCACTCATATTCTTCAAAAGCCTTTTGGCGTGTCCATTTTGATTGTTCAGCTGCTTCTTGACGCAATTCTTCATACCTATCTAAAACCGCACTATTCTTACTCAACTCAAAAGCTCGGCTATCTATATAATTATCACTTTTGCCTTTAGTCGAATAGCCTGCGTCAATATAAGCTTTGCGTTGGCTCTTGCCCTCTATGAGTCCTAGCACAAATTTTTCTTGCTTCGGTGTTAATTTAATCAATTGTTTTCACTGTATCACACGCCTTTACGTTAATTACTCTAGTTATTTAAATATAAAAATGCTCCTACATCTTGTGCAGGAGCTACGTTCAATAAATGTGAAAGGAGGAAAATAGTTATGACTCAAAATGCAAGAATTAAACTACCTACCATATAGGCAGGTAGTAAGTGATTAATAGCGTAACATATCAACTTTTATATGTTTGTCACTTCTCAATCACATCGATGAGAACATCTAATGTGGCTATTACCCCACGTCTTAAGATAATTCTTACAATATCATAATATCTCGTTTTAGGTGTCAAAAACTGTCATTTTACTGTCAATTTTAGTATTCCCCTAATTCTTCGGCTAGTTTAGAGACTATTTTCTTCTTGATTCTATGCGCTGTACTTTCAGAGATGTGTATGTCATAACAAACCACAATTAAAGTCTTTTTATTAAAATAATACTCTTGAATGAATTCCCGTTCTTTCCTACTTGATGTGTTAATTATACGTTCAATCGCACTCTTAAACTCAAGAATTTTACCTCTTCGTATACTACAAAGATAATTAGTTACTGCCATTTCTGTTTTCGATGTATTAGACGGTACAAACTCCCCGCCTATATTTGTATCTGTTGGAATCCACGGTGTCATTATTTCACTTCTTAAATCTTCGAGTTGCTTATGATAATTAGGATAATCACACAACTCATCTTCTAACTTTCGAACTGTTGATAATTTTAATCCATATTTCTTTTTAGTCATGAATACCCTCCATACAAATATTTTTAATCTTCAAAATGTCTCAATCTACTTCTTAATATCTCTATCTCCCGCTCTTTAACTTTCACATCGCCTTTTAACTGTTCAGCTTGCAACATCACACCAAACAATAAGATGACTAGTAATATAATTGCTATGACTAACCACATCATCTACTCCGTCACCTCCGCCCTCATCAAATCTGACTGATCGCTCAACTTCGCGAAGTCACTCGGCACCTCTACATCATCATTAGCCGTCATCATAATATATACTTGCTCAGTTACATACTTACCTAGCTCATACATTGCTAATAAGAATATTAGTCTTAATATTTGTTTAATCATTGTTTATCTACCTTCTTTACTTCGTATAAGACCGGATATAAATTTAAAAAGTGTATTCTATAACCAATCGTTTTAACTTCTACTTTGTCGCCTACTTTTAACCTAGCTTGTATGTCTGCGCTATCAAATTTCTTTTTGAATAATAAGTCGGAGTTTTCAATGACTTGTTTGTTGTCTAATACAATATAGAACTTGTCTTCTTTATCTTGTCTCTTGTTATATTTATCTGTAATAGTTCCTTGGTGCGTTTCTTTGTGTTGGTAACTAGCCACTGTATAGATAGGCAATGTGACAACAAGTAACAATGCGAATATGCCGAATAATGACAGTACTCCAACAATAAAGATATCGAACCAATCCATATTTTTAAGTTTTTTAATCATCGTCTGCCTCCTCGAATGGTTTCATTGTCTCAATGTTAATATCCACCATACCCTCGTTTGGTTCGACTTTTTCAACGTGAAAGATACCAATATTTGATTTGATATCGTTTAAGTTGGTCGCTCCATCAACTGGTTTGTTCCGCACCTCGTACTTCTCTTTTGCTTTTTCTTTACTCTCTGCCTCAACAACTGTAAACCTTTGATTGCTTTTAGCTTTAGTTATGTGTGTATGCTTGCGTCCTGTTGAATCTTTGAATGTTGTGACTAAGTATTGCGTCACTTCCCCAAAACCTCCTTGACTCGATCTAAGATGTCTTTACACGTATCCTTTTCCTGCGTCTGTTGTTCCATCTTGTCTTTCATGATTCCTTTTCATTTTCTTTTTGTATGCGTCAATGAGTTGGTCGATAGAATAGTAAGTATTGGCGTACAAAAACGGCATTATTAAAACTTGTACAATGCTATTATCAATACCTTTTACAAATTGTTCTGTTAGTGTATGCATTACATGAACAAAATAAACTGAATGTAGTTTAGGTAAAGTAACTTCATTTTCAATCAAATCAACCATAACCTCAGTAGTTTCTTCCAAATCTTCTTCATCAACAATAGTCAAAGTTAATTGCAAACTGAAAGCTAAGTAATCAGCAATCTCATCTAATTGTGTATCTAGTGGCTTACCTGGTTGTTTCTTCCAATTTTTAAAAAACTCAAGTGTGTTAATCCACTCTACAAATTCAATAATCATACTAGCTACTGTGTCATTTAAATTTCTAGTTGGTATTCTATCGTCGAACTCCTTTTGTATTTGTAATAACTCTTGTAACTGATCAATTGTTAATGTGTTAGTCATTTTCCTGCTCCACATCTACATAAATTTCATACTCATCACAATCAAATGGCACTTCCATTCTCGCAATAACATCCGCCTCAAATTCTGCTTCTTCTAAACTTTCAGCCTCGATAGTCTCTTCAATCATGCCAGTGTATGTGATTTGAACATTAAATTTTTTCATCTTCCTGCTCCTCCTCATATTTATAGACAACTTGACCTGCCATAATCCCTACTGCTTCATCAAGTTCAATACCTTCTTTAACTGAATGTTGAATAGCATTTGTCATTCCCTCAAGTATTTCATCAAACGCTTGCGCTTTCTTATACACGTCCTCAATCTCTTTTAGTAATCCCTCTGTGTCATTGCCGTTATACGCACTAGCACTTATAACGGACTGTTCTATTTGTTCACGGTTATTCATTTGTGTCATCCTCCATAAAAATTTT